TTATTTTGCATTAAATCGATATTCGCCTCTTTTAATATCCCTTTTGTCTTTGTCTATTTCTCTTTTTGCATCGCGGAGACTGTTTAGTCCAGAGAGAACATTATTAGCACTATTACGTATATCCTCGTCAGTGTGTCCGATCGTTTTTCCGTCCTCGTTAAAGTAAAAGTTGTGTTCCTTGATCTTTCCGTCTATTTTATATTTCGCTTTTATATATATTCTATTTTTGTCATCTACCAGACTAGGGAAATCAATAGATTTAAAGCACTTGTTTGTTATAGGATCGAGTTTTGCATCTTCTTGATTATATATATTCAAAGCGCTATCTAAAATTAAAATAGCCTCTTTAGTACTTTTTGCTTCGAATGCTTTTGCATTTAGTTTTGCTATATCAGCACCGAGTTTTGAATACATATAAGATAAAGACATTAATTCTTTATATGGAGAATATATACTGTCTATCTCTGAAACTTCGATTATTTCCAATGATGATAAATTGGGATTGTGTTTATTTAGATATATTTCTAAAGGAGTCCCGGTTTTAGTTGAACATCCGTTTAGACATAGTACAGACAATAATGCAAATAGTAGCTTTTTCATTTTGTTTTGTTATTTATTGTTAGTTTAAATCCATGTTTTCACGCTTACCACACCGACGACTAGTGCCCAATCGTGTATTTCATTGACCGGAACATCATAAGGTTTAAAACCTTCTTCCTTATTGAAAGGAACACATTTTATATATCCTTCCTGTTCTGATTCTTCGACCTTTTTTATCATTATACCGTCGTATGTTGCTAAAGCGTATACCTCACCCCATCTTACGTGTGATCTAGTTGTAACGATCCGGCATCCTACAATGTCCCGATCATTAATGCTCCGTTCTGGGACGTTTCTGTTAATCATACTACGACCTCCGGCGCGGATCGTGAAATCACAACCGGGCATATCGGGGATAATATATCGCTCACAGTCTCCTTTTGTTATTGCAGAGTTAAAGCCATTGGGCAGACCGCACGAAGCGGTTACTATGTCTATATGCGGAATGGCTTTGCCTTTTAGACCATCGTAATGAAGGGTATAGTTATTGTTTTCTAAGGGGTTATCTTGTTGCTTTTCGGTTGAACAATTTAAATTTGATCCGAATCTTTTGTTAATATAAGTTTCAATAACGTCCAATCTTAGACTACTTGGCGTTGTTATCCCTTCATAATAATTAGTTAATGTCGATTTGCTCATTCCTAAATCTTTAGCCAATTCGTATCTGCTAACTATTTCTTTATCAATTAGAAATCTTAGTTTCTCTAGTGTTTCCATTATTGGTTGTTATTTGGAAATAGTCTAAATATGGACTATTTTGGTTAATTATTGGACTATTTGTTTTGTATAGTCCAATAATGGACTTATCTTTGTCGCATCAAAGTTAATGAATGAATAAATAACTAACAAATAAAACAAAGGAATTATGAAAGTGAGAATGAGCGATAAAGAAAAAGGCAATATGATAACTCAAATAATGATTAGCATGAAACAAGCCGCTTTTGCTGAAAACAAACCTTTTGATGAAGGTGTATTTTTTGACCTCGCATTTATGAGTGATAAAGAGTTATTGAGAGTTTCGAAACTTTGCGGTATTAAATAAAGCAATTCAATATGAATCCGTGCCCTTCGGGGCTACACAATACACACAACAATGATTATTAAGAAGATAAAAGAACTAAAGAAAGGCGAATATTTCAGACTAAAAGATAACGATTCGGCTCCTGTATGGATTAAAGGCGAATATGTTCGCTCGGAGAAAAAGTATAGTACTTACAAATTCGAAGATGTTAATCATGAAAGATTGATCTGTCCTGATAAGAGCGTATTTACTGATTTTGAATTTTAAACACTAAATAAAATATTAGCAATGAACACAGAAACATCATTTATCGCAAACGCAGAGATTGAGAAAAATTACACAGGAGAACAGCGTCTTTCCGTATTAACTAAGGAGTTTCCAACGATTGAAGAAGCTTTCAAATGGATAGATAAAGTTCGCAAGAGACTGGATATAAAGGGAACCTGTTTTCCTACCTACTATTGGATAGAGAAAAAAACAGCAGATGGAATTGAATCTGAATATGGAGCAGATTTCTTTGAATTTAAACCAACTCGCAAAACTCTTTTGGACTTAAAAGTATCTGATTATGTTTTTTTCTTCAAAGATAAAGAAGATACCGCAAAAGCAACGGCAAGCCAACTTAAAAGAAAGGGGTTAGCCTTATTCAAAACGAAAGCAACCGAAACAGGAATCTATCTAACACGACTACAATGACAACAGCAGAACGTTACAATGAGAAACTAGCGAATGAAATCAACCGAATTTATGACGCTACGAGAGAACTAACCTTTAGTAAAAATATGTCGGCGGAAATCGTCGGAGGTCGCCGGAGGTTGGAGGATTTAGTAGGACGCGGGAAAATCGCAACTGATAAGCCAACCGCACACCAACACGGTAAATGGAGGTGTAAAGCGTCCGACGTACTTAGATACGCTTATAGTGAAGAATATCCAAATTAAAACGAAATATCATGCTAACACTCAAACAAAGCCCTATCGCTATCATCTTAATGCTCCTAGCGTGCAGCCTCGCAGAAGGCGAACCGAAACCGGGCAAACTTATCATCGCACTTCTGATCGTGTTTCTAACGATTATCTATGTGCTAGTCTGTAACTATATAAACGTAAAAAGACATGGCGGCGAATCATCAATGTATCGGTAACTGTCGAATGTGTACGGTGCTAGGCGCATGTCCTGCTGATACTCTAACTTGCGAAGATTGCGGCGAAGAAATCGAACCGGGCGAAGAAATCGAGATAGAAGTCGAAACGTATGAACGCGGCAGACGCGGTACGAAAATAATCACTGTTTGCGCTCGCTGTTATGAGTCGCTTTATCAAGGTGGATCGGATAATTTTTAAACAAAACAATAAAACCTTACGGTGTATAGGTAACTGTATATGAATATGGGTACAAATAATAACTCAAAAGGTAGTGAAATTGGTTTTTGCGGGCTTCTTACTATTGTTTTCATTGTATTGAAACTCACAAATTGTATTAATTGGTCTTGGTGGTGGGTAACGTCTCCCTTATGGATTCCCATAGCTATTTTGATAACTGTAATTATTCTCGTTTCCATACTGAAAGCAATATTTAAATAACCAAACAACACGATTATGACACATTGGAAAACTCAATTCAATTATGACTATCTAGGCGCTTACAGCCTACCGGACGGAAAAGATATAGTTCTCACCATCCGTGAAACGAAAAGAGAACAGGTAGTCGGTGCGTCTGGAAAGAAAGAAGAATGCTTCGTTGCTTACTTCTTCGAGAATGTAAAACCGATGATCCTCAACCGGACGAACTGCAAAACTATGACGAAGATTTTCAAAACACCGAATTTCGAAGAATGGATAAACAAGCAAATTCAGATTGGCGCGGTGATGGTAGACGCTTTCGGCGAAAAGGTTGATTCGCTCCGTATTCGTCCATTCATCCCGAAAGTTGAAAACTCATTGCCTACGGTTGAAACTGGATCGGCGATCTGGAAAAACATTCTAGACGCATTGGCGGGCGGCTATACAGTTGCGCAAGTCCAAATGAAATACAAACTAACAAAAGAACAAATCAAAGAATTAGTAGCACATGAAATCAAGTGAGCAAAAAGAAATCGAATGGAAGGAAAGGAGACGAGGCAAAATAACTGCCTCTACGCTTCCCGATTTAATGAAAGCGGGCAAAGGTTGTCCGTTTGGTAAGGGTGCGTTTGATGCGATGTATTTAGTACGATACGAACGCAGGACCGGGACGATACGGGAAAACGGAAGTAATAAAGCGTTTGATTGGGGACACGAAAACGAACCGCTAGCGGTCGAGTGGGTGAGGACCCAACTAATGAATGAGATCAAGTCGTGTACAACCGATTTTTACGACATCGTTTTCAATGAACCGTTCGAAGGGTTCGGGGATTCACCCGATTTCTATGTGTATGGATTCGACGGGAAAGTTATCGCTCTAGGCGAAATCAAATGTCCGATGTCGCAGGGTAAAATCGAATCTTTGCAATTCGGGAATACCATCGACGAAAAGGACGAGTACTACTGGCAATTCCTCGGTCATTTCCTCGGTCGCCCGGACGTAGACAAACTGTATTACGTCATTTATGACGGCTACGTGAACGACGGTCGGATACTTGAAATGAATCGCGCCGATCATGTGGAGAATATAAAGAAACTCTATGACCGTATCCGGTTAGCTAGTGAAATGATAGACGAATCTATTCGTTCCGGTCTGGATTTACTTGATTGTGTCGATAAGGCAAAATCGGTCCTAGAATTAAAGATACAGATCGAAACGTTAAAGCCGGATGCGAAAAACAGCGTACCGATCAAAAATCAGATTTATAAGCTACGGAAAGAAATACGCAAACTGACAAAGAAATAACCGTCACAACACTAACACAACACGATTAATCACATTTTTTATAAACGATTTAATAAACACGAAATTATGCACAATTGGTTTTTAACAAAAATCCGTTACGAGAAAGTAATGGAAAACGGGATACAAAAGAAAGTAACTGAACCGTATTTAGTCGATGCGCTGAGTTTTACCGAAGCAGAAGCACGAATAACCGAAGAAATGACTCCGTTTATCTCCGGTGAGTTTACAGTGTCCGACATTTCCCGCGCACATTATAGCGAGATATTTACGAGCGAAGAAGATTCTGCTGATAAATGGTATGCCGGACGACTCGCTTTTATTACGGCGGACGAAGTAAGCGGTAAAGAAAAGCGGACTTATACGAATGTTCTGGTACAAGCCGCAGACATTCACGACGCAATGAAGAAACTCGACGAAGGTATGAAAGGAACGATGGCGGATTATTCTTCGATTTCGTTGAAAGAAACGGCGATTGTAGATGTCTACCCATATGGAGTAAAGGAGGGAGAAAGTAAATGAGAAAGATTCTGTTTGTTTTAATGGCTCTTTGCCTGTTCTCGTGTGATCGGAATGGATTAAATAACCATTTGGTTAAAGACGCCAAAGGCAATGTCTATTTTTTAAGAAGTATTTCGGGCAATGGATACCATGTATACAAATGTGATTCCCTTGCGGCTGATTCTCTTAAATTCTAATAATAAGCCGGGTGAAAGTCCCGGCAAATCGGATAAGTGGCGGAATTGGTAAACGCTCCACCCTAGTGCGTGGAATTGGTTCCGATCGTGACGGACGTTCGCAAGCGGTCTGCGACAAATCTCGGTTCAAATCCGAGCTTATCCACATTCACAAACCAAAATAAAGACATGGTAAAGTATAACAATGTAAAGATAGAGGGATACGACTCTAAAAAGGAGTATCGGCGCGCTAAGGAGTTGAAACTACTCGAAAAGAAGGGGATTATAACCGGATTGCAAGAGCAAGTAAAATACGAGCTTATTTCGCCCCAATATCGTTTCTATGAAGTGCAGGGAGTGCGGAAGATGCTGCGTAAAAAGGAACTTCTAGAACGAGGCGTTTACTATATCGCAGACTTCGTTTATTATCGAGATGGCGAGTATGTCGTTGAGGATACGAAAGGAGTTCGAACAAAGGAGTATATAATCAAACGGAAGCTCATGCTTTACGTTCATGGAATCAGAATAAAGGAGGTATAAAATGGCGAAGAAAACAACACAGGTACACAAAAGCGATTGCCGGACGTGTCGGAACGGCGGAGAAGAAAAGAACTTTATTTGTTATTGCTCCGTCCTTAAAGTGGGGCGGTCCATAGGGATAAGGATTTGTAGTTATTATGTAGCGCGATAGACTTTATAAGTGTGATGAATATAGACGGATATACGCTAACTGAGAAGATGAGAAAAGCGAGACGACGTTTCAGATTTACCGCCACCGAACAAGCCCTATTTTACGAATTAGTGGCTATTTGTAACGGCGAAGATTGGAGGGACGTTTTCGATTGCTCGAACATTGAACTTTGTTTTGCGCTTAACGTGAACGAGAGAACACTTGTAAAAGCTCGCGAGTCTTTGATAAACGCAGGATTGATTTATTATAAATCTGGTAAAAGTAGACGTGTTGTTAGTTCCTATTCTTTTGTGAAGGAGTTTAAAACTACCGTAATGACTACCGTAAATAATACGGTAGATAATACGCCCGATAAACCAACCGATAAGAGGGGAGATAAGACAACCAATAGTACTACCAATAGTACGGACTATAATAAACTAAAACAGAAACCAAACGAAAATATACTCTCTAAAGTCTCTCATGGAGATTTTGATTTTATATCTAACGAGTTTTTAGAGACGTTTATTCTTTGGCTTGAATACAAAAAAGACAGACGGGAAAATTACAAATCGGAAAAGTCGCTTAAAGCGTGTTACAGCAAATTAGTGAAATTGAGCAAAGATAATCCGGCGATTGCATCTCAAATCATAAATGAAGCGATTGCAAATAATTGGGCGGGATTCTTTGAACTGAAAAACAATAAAAATGAATATGGAAACAAGAAGCAAACAAACTCTACCGATAGCGGCGATACTATCATACGGACTACCGTATTATGATGAGCCGATAGAAATAGGGAAACGCCCGGAATGGTTTAAAGCCTGCTGCGAGTATGTTTGTCCCGATTTTAAGATTGACGACTCCAATAAGAACCTAATGAATCAACTCTTTTTGTATACAGAAGGACGTGGTAAATTAGATACAAACAAAGGGCTATTGTTGAGGGGTGATATTGGGACCGGGAAAAGTACTATCATGCAGATTTTAAACCGATACGGGTATTTCACACGTGGCAAAGCGAAGGGCGGTTATCCAGTCGGCGGTTTTAGGATAGACTCGGCTTCCTTCATTGCGAATAGCTTTTCAATGCGTGGAAAGGATGCGCTAGAGTTGTACACGTACAACAACGGTGCGCCGCGAATGATTTGTTTCGATGAACTAGGACGAGAACCAATCCCGGCGAAGTATTTCGGCACTGAGTTGAACGTGATGCAGTATATTTTTCAATGTCGGTACGAGTTGAGACATGAAGCGATGACCCATGTAACGACAAATCTAACGATCAAGGAAATACAGACTATTTACGGTGCGTATATCGCGGACCGAATAAACGAGATGTTCAATGTTTTAGACTTGAATGGAGCTAGTAGAAGATAATTAAAATAAAGAAACTATGCGAAGAAGAAAAAAGAAATTCGTCTATTTCAAGAAAATTCCGGTTCGCGTTGATCTGGACCAATGGCGGCGACTGGACAAGATCAAAACCGACTACCATTTCAAGAGTACATACGAGATCATGCAGTACATTTTAGGCTGCTTTCTCAGGGTTGCTGATCCGATGCCCGACGATGACGACGAAGAAGTATTACCGGACGAAATCAAAGAAATGTTCTATGATCTATCAGAAGCAGAACGACATTTCGAGTATGTAAAACCAAAACGAAAACTACCACAGTACAAGGTGGACGAAATGCACGGACAAAAACGATTAGAAGGATTTTAATATGATTAGAAAACTATCAAACACAAACTATTTGCACGACGTTCCCGCAGAGCGGACCGAAGCAAATGAACGGAATCGGAAGTATATCGACCGATTTGTTTCAGAGAATTATAACGGCTTAGTTGCCAAGTTTTCACCTTTAGACGGCACGATAAATTCAAGCTCATACGGAGCACTCGACAAACTAAATGAAACGATCCTGTCACTTTACACTGATCAAGATTTGCACTTTTCAAGTTGGATCGAAGCGAAACAGTATCTATCGAGTAAGTTTATAGAAAAGGCGATCCGAGTTCCGGTGAAGAAGCCTGTAAAAAACGAAATAGGGGAAAATGAGGATGAGTTTATCAATGACTAAAAAAGAAAAAATAATGAACTTCTTATATGTGCGGAAGAATATTTATTTTCCATTTATTTTGAGTATTTGTTTCAATTCTTCAATTGTTAAAATATATTTTTTATCTCTATGGATCATACAATGACAATTGGGGCATACAGGAACTAAATCTGTAATTAGATTTACGGATTGTTCACCAATTTGGGAGAGTGGATTTATATGATGTACATGGATAAATTGACGTCCAATTTCTCCATATGTTTCAAAGAAGTTAAATCCGCATACAAAACATGAATATCCATGAATATTCAAAGCTTGTTGCCGTAATTTGGCGTCTCTCTCATAACGTGTGGACTGGAAATATAGTTTTCTTCCTTCTATATTTGAATAGTTGGGTGGTAAGAATAGATAATCATCATTTATTTCATTAACAAAAGATATAATGTAATATGTGTCGGATATTTTCTTGAATTGTAATGACGGGTAGTCTAAATCATTTTTGTTGTTGTAATTTGGATATAGTTGCTTAAAGATATTTCCTAAATCTGAATTCCAAAATATCTGTGATCTCTGGAATCTTGTTTTATCTATAACAATATATGATTCATATTCTACCCCTTTATAATTTAAAATGATATGTAGTTTCTCTCCGGATGATAAGTTATTGATATTCCAATAATTTCTGGTTGCTTTAGGAATACCAGAGCCATTGTATTTAAAGAAACTCCAATCAGCTTTCTTAATGATTGTCATTTCATTGATTATCTCCCAAGAATTGAAAACTTGATTTTTCATTGTTTAATATCATATTTTTTGAATTTACAAATATATAAATATAAAATAAATATCATGGCAGTATTTGAAGAAATAGTATACTGGAGTATAGTGCGATGTATGCGCTAAGGTATATATGAACGAAGATTCCGGCTTTACACTTTTTACTGATACAAACTCAATAAGTAAGGGATAAAATGGAGTGAAGATTCTTAAGGATTATCAACAAATCAACAATCAAGGTAGAGAAACAAGTATTGGTTTATTGGTTCTATCAACTTTAAACAGATATGGATATTGATTTATTCGAGCTGAAATTTGCCCGCCTTTAATAGGAGATAAATCCCTTTTCTTATACAATTGGTCTTTGTTGATTATATCTGCTATATCCCGACAACTTAGTGGAGTACCCGCTTTTTTTAATACTTGAATAATGGCATCATGTAAATTCATGGTAACTAATTTTATTTTTAGCAAAAATAGGTAATTAATATAAGAAGAAAAAATTATGGCAAAAATTTATGTAGCAAGTAGTTGGAGAAATGTATTTCAACAGGACGTTGTAGATATTCTCCGTGATTTAGGACATGAGGTTTACGATTTTAAGAATCCCCCTCATGGTAATGGTGGCTTCCAATGGTCTGATATAGATCCTAACTGGCAGAACTGGACAACAGAACAATATCGTGAAGCTCTTAATCATCCGATTGCACAAAAAGGATTTGATTCGGATTTTAACGGTATGAAGTGGGCGGATGTCTGTGTTATGGTTCTTCCTTGTGGTCGATCGGCGAACACAGAAGCCGGATGGATGAAAGGTACAGGTAAAAGGGTAATGGTATATTCTCCGAAAAAGGAAGAACCGGAACTTATGTATAAGATATACGATTTTGTGAGTGATAGCATATTTCGTATCAATGATGATATAATTGGAGTATAACAATAAAGAAATGAATCAAGTACAGAATGAACCAAAGTACTACTATTCGCCTCGCTTCCGACACTTCAATATTTATCAAAGAGAGTCGGACGGATCAGCGACGAAGATTGACGATGCGATAACACAAGAAGAAGCGAGACGTAAAGTATATAAATTAAACGGGTGGAATTACAAACCTAAAAATAACACGGTGAAATGAGTAAAGTAAAGCAGTATATCGAACAAGCCACAAACGAGCGCATTCGCTCGCGTGGCTTAATCCGAAAAGTCGCAATCGAAGCGGCACGGATACAGAGAGACGAAACGAGGCGGCAAGCTATCGAAGTGTATAAACAAATGTGCCCGTCAAAGAATTGCAAAGGTTGTGCGAGTCGGATACATAAGCAGGAGACGCAATCGACTCGATGCGATGGAGATTGCGCACGGATTAGGTTACTTATTAACGGACTAGACCGGATCGAAGCGTTATGAGTAGAAATCCGCATTACATTAAAATGATTAACTCGGTTCGATGGAAACAGCTTCGAGCCGAGAAACTACGAAACAATCCGATTTGTGAAGTGTGCGAGGCGAACGATCTAAGTACACTCGCAACGGAAGTGCATCACAAGACGCCTGTTGAATCCGTACCGCATGAACTCGGAATGAGGCAACTAATGTTTGATTATAACAATTTGCAGAGCCTTTGCCATGCGTGCCACTCCGAGATACATCGGTGTGCTTTTAGTCATTCGAAGGAGGCGATACAGGCAAATAACAAGCGAGCGACAGAACGTTTTGTAGAAAAGTTTCTTTAATGATTGAAATATTCTCACTTCTAAGCTAATTAGTTGTGAGAATATTTTATATTTGCTTCATTATTAATACTTCGAATAAAGAAAATAATATGAATACTTATTTAGCTTTAGGATTTCATTGGGATTGTTTCTTGTGTTGGGTTGATTTAATATCTAAAATAGCAACAGCATTAGGAATATTTGTTGCTGCTTTAGGAGTTTGGTATGCAAGAAGCCAGATTAAAGGGTTTCGGAAGGATTTAAAAATGCAAGCATTCCAGAATAGATATCAAATGTTTATGGAAATGGATAAGATTTTAATTGAAAGACCCGAACTAAAAAAGCTTATAAGCAATAAAGGATTCTTTGATTTATTGAAGTCTAGAAATATCAACGATGACGATATAAGAGAAATTGCTTTTATCGAAATGGTTATGAATGTTTCATAGTTATCTTATTTTCAATTTGAGAATGATCTCAATAATTCGGGCTTGAACTGGCTAAAAGAATTGTTAGAAAATGAGTCTATTAAGAAATATTGGCGTAGTTCACATAGATGTCGATATAGACAAGAATTTGAAAAATTCATAGATAATTACTACGAAAAAGCATTTAATAGCTGAAAATAACATCTTCATTTTTCTTTATTTACATTTTATCCGCTCAACCTCGTCAAGAGGGGGGCGGTTTTTTTATTTTTTAACGCGATACACGAAACCCACCTCACCCTGTTTTTACACGCGCGAGCAATTTTTGAAATGAGGGGGTGCTCGTTGGGGGTGAGCTTTTCTTCTCGAACTTCCGCGCTACCAAATGCTTGCGATCTTTTCATATATGCAAAAACGCATATAAAAATGAGTGATTTAGACGATATAAAAGAAAAGATTCGCGCCGCGATGAACTCGCAAGGAACATACACGTCTGATTTGGATTTGTGTATAACTCTTTGCGCAGGTTCTTACATTGCATTTAAGATCGCTCTCAATGACATAGCAAAGAAGAAACGTTCGTTTGTTACGGAAGTTTCTCGCGAAGGAAATAAGAAGCTCGTGGCGCATCCGGCTTTCAAAGTTTTATTTGATGCGCTCGAAGTTACTCGTAAGCAGTTGCGGGAACTTGGCTTGACACTACAAACTTTGTCCGCGTCTGACGATGACGAGGTGAACGACTTAATAAACGAGGTAGATAAGATAGATCGCGATGGAGAAGGAGACTAGAGACAAACTGATAGAATTAAAGCAGTCGGTTATCTCCGACCTGCAAAACATCGACGTTGATTCGTATAAGCTAGGCAAGGCAGACGAAAGGTTAAACGTGTACATAAAAGGCTGCATTAATAATCCAGACGCGCACAATCTTTATGAGTTACTAGCCGTTCGACGCTTCTTCGTATTCCTCGATAAATACGAATTTCAGATCAAAGAAGTAAAGAAGTTCGTCACGTTCTACGAGCGTTTAAAATTCTCCGGTACAAAGGGAAAGACTAGATATAAACTGACTCCGATACAGGTGTTTCAGTTTTCTAACATTCTTGCGTTTTACAAGCCCGGCACAAACAAACGTTTGATTCGTGAAGCTCTTTTATTCGTCCCGCGTAAATTCAGTAAGACAACAAGCGTAGCGAGTCTTTCGATTAACGATTTGTTGTTCGGTGATGCGAACGCACAAACATATGTAGCCGCAAACTCATACAATCAAGCGAAAGTCTGTTTTGACGAAATACGTAATATTTTAAAGTCTCTCGATCCGAAGTTTAGACACTTCAAAATTAATCGAGAAATCATATATAACCGCATAAAGGGAAAAACCTCTTTTGCCCGTTGCCTTGCCTCTAACCCGGATAAATTAGACGGACTTAACGCAAGCATGGTAATAGTAGACGAGTATTCACAAGCCGATAGCGCCGCGTTGAAGAACGTTTTAACGTCCTCAATGGGTGCACGGCTCAACCCTTTAACTGTAGTAATTACGACCGCCTCTGACAAAGAAACAGCACCGTTTGTGGAGATGCTGAAAATGTATAAAGCGATCCTACGCGGTGAGATCGAAAACGATTCGATATTTGCGCACATTTTTGAACCGGACATAGACGACGAAGAAGGGGACCCGGCGACATGGCGAAAGGTTCAGCCACACATGGGTATAACTGTTTACGAGGATTTCTATATAGACGCCTATCAAAAGGCTTTATACAGTGCGCCGGACGCATTGGAGTTTCGGACGAAGTTACTTAATGTGTTTGCAGTTGATTCGACAACGAAATGGATTGAGGCGAAGCAGATCGAAGAACGATTCAAAGGTGTTAGAATAGAGAATATCGGTACTTATCCGTTAACAATGGCGGCGGTTGATTTATCCGTTCGAGACGACTTTTCTTCGGTTACTTATAATATCTATTCGAAAGAAAGCGGCTCTTTTCATTCGTATACGGATTACTATTTTCCGAAAGGAGCTTTAAAGGATCATCCGAATCGGGAACTCTACGAAGGTTGGGCGGAAGCAGGGTATTTGATTCTTTGCGATGGCGATATTATCGACTATCAGCAAATAGTAAACGATATATTATCACGGGCGAAGTATTTGCAAATTATGGGTATCGGTTATGATCCGTATAAATCGGCTGAATTTGTGAATCTACTTTCTTATTCGGTCGGTAGTGCAAGCGAATATATTAAGCCTGTCAAACAGACATACGGGACGTTTACGAGTCCGATAGAATCGTTTGAACTAGCCTTGTATCGGAATAAAATCACATTCGATCCGAACCCTATTACGCCGTACTGCTTCTCAAACGCAGTACTAGACGAAGATCGGAACATGAATAAAAAGCCAGTCAAGAAAACGCATAACGCAAAAATTGATTCGACGATAACAAACCTAATGACATTTCATTTATTCAATAATTACACCGAGTAACACGATAAGACTATGGCATTTGAACTTAATTTAAGAATAGGACGCAACAGAGAGGAAAAACGATCTCTACCGTCCGAAGAGGAAAAAATAGTAGAAGTTAGAGATAAAACAGCTAGGGAACAACCTGTTTCGGTAAAGTCTCCCGAACAGGCTATGCGGTTATCGGCTGCGTTTAGATGTACCGATATTCTTTCTGGTACTATTGCTTCTCTGCCGCTATACATCAAACGTAAAGAAGATGCCGGAAACTACAAGGTAGATGCCGAAAACGAGTTGCATTATCTGCTGACTAAAAAACCGAATAAGCGCATGAACAGTTACGACTTAATATGCAATGCGATTATTCAAATGGTTAATCGTGGTAATTCATATATCTTTATCAAGAGAATGTTCGGAGATACGGCAGAATTAATACTTTGCTCAAATAACTCTGTTACATACGATATATACAGGGACGAATATACTATTTGTGATGTAATAAATAAGATATACGGTACTTATCCGGCTGAAAGTATTATCCATCTGAAAAATAAGAGTCTCGATGGTGGGTATACAGGTGTTAGCACGATCACGTATGCAAGTACGGTACTTTCTGTTTCTGCTAGCGCTGATAATCAGAGTTTGCGTACTTTTCAGAATGGGAGTAAGATTAAAGGTATTATTTCTGGTGTTAAAGGTGGGGGAAAGGGACTTTCTTCTGTTGGCGACAAACAGACTTCCGACGTAGCGGACCGAGTGGAAAAAGACTTTAATAACGGAAGGGATATAACTTCCGTGAGCGAGGACATGACTTTTACACAACTTTCAATAACTCCGGCTGACGCTCAGCTACTAGAAACTAAAAAGTTTTCCGTATTCGATATTTGCCGTTTTTATGGTGTTCATCCAGACAAGGTGTTTTCCGGACAATCTACTAATTACAAGGCTTCTGAAATGAGTCAAGTTGCTTTCTTGTCTGACACGCTCGATCCTATATTGTGTCGTATTGAGGCTGAATTTAATGCAAAGTTGATACCTAGAACTGTCTCTAGTATTTATAAAATTGAATTTGACCGTAAAGCCTTGTATAAAACAGATATAGCCACACAAACGGCTTGTATGGAGAAGGAGATACAATACGGCGTGTCAACGGTGAACGAATGGCGTGTATGCCGTGAAGATAAAGCGCCTATAAATGGCGGTGACATTGCGTTTATGTCCTGTAATGTTGCTCCGATTGACTCTCCTAAGATTAAAGGTGAGATTAGTAGCGAAAAAGACGAGCTACCAAAAACAAACGAAAAAAGCATAGAGTAAAAAGCAATGGAAATAAGGAGTTTTACAGAGCTAGGCGCACCCAAATTATCGGAGGGTAGAATTATTGAGGGGTACGCTGTTGTTTTTGGAAAAGAAAGTCGTGTGATGTATGACGAGGAAAGGAAACGCTTTTTTATTGAGGTTATCGAACATGGTGCAGCAACCGAAGAACTTATAACCCGATGCGATATAAAGGCGGTACTAGAACACGATAAACGTAGGCTTTTGGCTAGATGCCGTTACGGTTCCGGATCACTCGAATTAAATTTTGATGAATATGGCTTGAAATACCGATTCGAGGCTCCATGTACTAGCGACGGGAATTTTGCTTATGAAATGATAAAACGGGGAGACATATTCGGATCGTCTTTCGCTTATTATACTGATGATAAGGATAAAAGTAAAGTTTCATATACGATGAAAGATGGGATGCTGTTGCGGACAGTACACAAGATTGATTATATATCTGATATTTCCCCTGTTTCAGACCCTGCCTTTTTTGGTACAGATGTAACAGTTAGAAGCCTTGAAAATATAGAACAGCTTCTTAATGGTGATACAAATAGTGATTATTTATCCAAAATAGAAAACCTAGAAAAATTTATTTGACATGACAAAACTAGAAGAAGTAGCTCTGCTTAAAGAGCAAATGAGAAATCTGTTATCACAAGCAAAAACAGAAAAAAGAAGTCTGACAGACGAAGAGCAGACTAAATTTAACGAGTTAATGACTCGTAAAAATCAGATCGTCATCGACGAGACTCTTAGAAGTCTGGAAAGTAGCAAATCTGCAATTTTGCCGGAAAACAAAAGAGCTATCTTTGCAAAGGCTTTATATGACGTTTGCAATCATCGTTCTTTGGAGGAATACGGGAATTTTGCTGATGCAAAGGGACTCAATTTCTCTATGCGTGCGGAAGGTGATCCGGTGAGAACAAGTTCAACCGATGCCGCTCCGATGATCCCGACAACAATCGGCGATATTATCGAACCGCTTGAAAAGGGACTTATTGTTAATAAGTTGGGCATTAAGATGCAATACGGTTTGATTGGCGAATTGATGTTTCCGACATTGGCGGCTGTAGAAGCTACAATTGAAGGCGAGAACACCAAAATAAATCCGACAAAACTGGATATTGGTAATTTAAAGGCGCATCCGTGGCGTTTGGGTATTTCTATCCCATTGTCTAACGACGCAATCGATCAGACAAACGATGCTTTGTTTGATGTCACCGTTAAACAATTATCTTTGTCAACTGCTCGTACATTGAATAAGATTATGTTTGCCGGAGAAAAGCAGGGACTTGCCTCAAAAGGTGTGTTTGTGAAAGACTCACCGACAGTGGAGTATGAAGTTGCTCCCACATTCGAGGACGTTGTAGCGCTAGAAACCGCAGTAATGGACGAAAACGTAGATGTTACCGACGGAACAGCAGCATATATTTGCAGTCCGAAAATGTGCGGTAAATTAAAAACTACACGTATTGAAAAAGGTTCTCCCGAAATGGTTCTGAAAGACGGGATGATGAATGGCTATCCGGTGCACATGACTAATTACATGGGTGCGGATGAACTCGGCTTCGGTGTCTTTTCGAACGTTGGTATCGGTCAATGGGGAAAAATTCGAATGACTATTGACGATGTGACTCTAGCAGACACTAACGAAACGAAGTTTACGCTAAACTCAAAGTATGACATTGTCGTAGCTCGTCCGGAGGCATTCGCAATCGCGAAGAAGAAAGCGGTTGCAAAAGCTGCAAAAGCATAACACACTACTAACTACTTAAAAACGAAAAGGCTTTGGCTTCATAGCCTTAGCCTTTTTTCATACTTATAATTATGCCACAATACGTAACACTCGAAGAACTCAAACAGCATTTAAATGTCGATTTTGATACGGACGATACATATATAACTGAACTTATTGAACCCGTTCAACTTGCAATAGAGGCGTATTTAAACGCTCCGTTGGAAGGTTTTGCAAAGGAGGGGAAAATTGATCGTCGTATTTGGCACGCAATCCGCATACTTATTGCGAACTATTATGCTAATCGTGAATCGGTTACATTTGCCACACCACAAGTAATATCGGGACACGTAGAACTATTACTGCAACCTTTAAAAAGATACACATAATGCAAGCGGGATTATTAAACGAAATGATAGGCTTTTATCGTAGTGAATCAATCCGGGATAGCCTCGGCGGTACATCTGAAAGTTGGGTGAAAGTATTCGATAAGCGTGCGTATATCCGTTTTAAGTCTGGTGCACGAAAGGAGGCTAACGGCGAAATCTATAATACGACCGTAAACACGATAATGATTCGCATTTGTAAAGAGGTCAACGCTAAAATGCGGATCGAATACGACGGGCAGAAATACAAGATTCTATCTATCAATCACGACCGGAAGCAACAGGCAACGGTTATAGAAGCGGAGGTAATCAATGAGTAATGATAACTACACCGGACGGAACTTATATCGCGTCGAAGTGGACGCGAAAAAGGTAAACGAATTGCTAGACCGTTTAAATGACGACGAAGCAAAGAAAGCGATCAAATCAGCATTAAGAAGGTCTATTCTCATCATTCGCAAACAGGCGCAGGAAAATTTAGTTTCTGCTGTTACAGACGCGGAGTTTTCGAGTACAAAGAATGGTTCGACATTCAAGCCGTTAAAGAATGAGATAAACATAGCTGTTTACCGTAATGCCTCCGGCGCACGTGTTGACTTAATCGACAGACGAAAGAAAGGATCGCGAGCATATATGCTGAAATGGTTTGAATCTGGAACGAAAGAACGAGCTACCAAAAAAGGAGCGAATAGAGGTATTATAAATGCTTCTCACTTCTTTTCTAATGCGGTCAAATCGAAGCAGAAAGAAGCGGAGGACTCACTAGAGAAAAATATTATTGATTCTATAATGAAAGTAGCAAATAAAAAGAAATGAGTTTATCAATAGGCGCACACGTATATAAGAGACTAAGCGATTCTACGGAGTTGGCAAAGTTGGTTACTGATAAAATCTATGCGATCTCAACCAAAACGGAAACATCTTTTCCGTTCGTAATTTACAAACGTAGTTCTTTAGTTCCAGAGTACACCAAAGATCGTTACGGGACCGGGGATGCTGTTTCGGTTGAGATCGCCGTTGCTAGCGACAATTATCTGAACTCTATTACTATCGCGGAGGAAGTGCGCAAGGCATTAGAGAACAAGCGAGGAAGCTACGGCAGTTTCGATGTGATCGACGCAAAGTTAATGAGTGCGGACGAGGATTTTATTGAAGATACTTTCATTCAACGTCTCGTATTTTCTTTTAAAACAGAATAACTAACAAATAAAACACGATTAAAATTATGAGTAAAGCAAAAGCAGTATTAGGAAAAGACCTAATGTTATTTGTAGAGGCTAAGGCGCTAGCTTTGGCGACTTCCTGCAAATTAGGTTTGTCGGCTGAAACTATCGACACGCAAAGTAAGGACTCCGGCATTTGGACGGAAAAGGACATTAAAAAACTGTCTTGGAACGCTTCGAGTGATAACTTGTTTAGTGCTGACGCTGACGCGAATAGCTACGACAAGTTGTTTGCCTTGTTTATTGAACATAAACCTATTACGTTGAATTTTGGCGTTATAGCTAATGCGAATGAAAACGAAATGCCCACTGCGGGGTGGACGCTTTCACCCGGTTCCTATACTGGAAAGGCTGTAATAACTTCTTTAGAAGCGAACGCGCCGGATGGAGATAAAGCGACTTTTTCAATTAGCTTTGAAGGTACGGGACCGCTTAAAAAAGAAACTACCGTACCCGCTAGTAAGTAATCATGAGCGGCGCTTTGCCGCTCTAAAATTATTATTCAATGAAAACAATATCAATTAACGGAAAGGACTTCGTCTTAAAATACTCGCTTCGGGCGTTTTTTATCTTTGAAAATCTATCCGGCTATCCGTTCCAATTTGGTAAAATGATAGACGAATTTCTTTTGTTTTATTCGTTCCTACTTGCAAATAACGAATCGTTCACAATGGAATTTGACGAGTTTATAGATTCGTGCGAAAGCGATCTGACATTATTCAATCAGTTTAAAACACTTCTTTTGGATGAGATCAAACTACGTTCGCAATCGGCAGGAAGTGACGTAAAAAAAAAGAAGGTGACGACGCGGAAGAAAAAGTAGTAAGTATCCGCGAACTCTATTCGCGTGTTGTCGGAGAGGGCGGTATCGCTCCTGATTACTTCCTCGATAAAATGAGCTTTATCGAGGTCGAATCGTTTCTAGACGGATTGAATCGACGCAATCGCGAGTCATGGGAGCAAACTAGATTGCTAGGCTACATCATAGCGCAATCGAATAGCACAAAGACACTAAAGCAAACCGACATACTCCGCTTCCCGTGGGATGAAGAAGAGAAGAAAGATACTAGCGTAACTAACGAGGATATGAAACGGCTTAGAGCTAAAGCGAAAGCATTTGAATCACAATTAAACACGAATAAAGATGTCTGATATAGTAACACGACTATTACTTAAAACGAATGACTTCGACGCGAATTTGGAAAAGTCAAAAGGTAGTGTAAATCGCTTTCAGGGTGATATTAGCAATATGGCTAAATCTGCCGGGGCGGGAATAGCTAAATTTGCTGCCGGAGTGGGACTAGCTATGGGGGCGGGTGAGTCTTTCATGAAAGTAATTCGTTCCACTCAATCAACCAGTGATGAATTTGATAATACTCTAAATGCTTGCAAAGGAACTGTTGATATATTCTTTCAATCATTATCGTCTGGAAGTTTCGAAGCTTTTAATAATGGTATATTAAGCACCATCTCTAATATGAAGAATCTATCTGCCTTGCGTGATTCATTAGCCGATGCTAAGTTATCTATGGGATTTAATAACAAGGTGTTTGAAGCTGAGTTTACCAAATTTGAATCAATAATTAGAGATACTACAAAAAGTCGTAAAGAACGCGAAAGCGCTTTTAAAAGTCTCCAATCTTTAAAAGATAATTTTAAAGTAGATGTAGACGATACGTTATCAGGTGCCGAAAAAGAATTGATACAATCTTTGAATACTAGAACAGGACGCAAAGATTTCAATATTGATGATATACATAAATATATATCTATTAATAATAATGACTTTTCAACAAGAAAGGAGAAAAGTGCTCTTACTGCTTATCAAAAGCAACTATCAGAGTATGATAAGCAAATGAATCTAATGCGAGGCAAAATCAACTCCACAAAAGGTGATACTAATGAATTTACCGGAGAAGCTAAAATGCAAATGCGGCAAAAACTTCAAGATTTAGAAACACAAAAAAGAATATTTATTCAGCAGAACGCAGAACTCGAAAAGCAGAATTTTCTCAATCAGGACAATGATGCTAATCGAATAGAAATGACAAAAAATTACGAGTATACGTATGATCTAAAGAAACGTATGTACGATTTCGATAAACGTACTTTAGAGCTACAAAATAGTTTAAAAGGTTCAACTCCTAAAGAAACTCCCAAAGTAGATTCTGTTGTGTGGTATGATACTAAAATCTCAGAGTTAAATAAAAAACTTATTTCCGAGACTGATGTACAAATAAAATCGACAATTAAAGCTACTATCAACGAACTAGAACGAAAAAAAATAAAATTGCAGATTGAAGAAAGTGGCGACAGTATAGAAGCGATAAACATTCAGATGTCCGCATTAAACAAACAACTCATTGCTGAAACCGATATGCAAGCGCGTGCAACGATTCAAGCAACGATAAACGAGCTAGAACAAAAGAAGGTTAAACTCAAATTTGTAGTCGATCAGGAGGCGTTCAAAATCGCTCACGGCGAAATGAAAGACGGCGCCTTGCCGATTCCTATAAAGCCTACATACGATAAAGTTCCGACACATGGGAAGACTGGAAAAGAGTTTAAATTACCTAAACATGATCCACTCTTTAAAAAAGAAGATATAGACTTGAATCAAGAATATGCCGAATCGCTTGCAAATATTAGTGGAGTCGTTGGGAGTATGTCGGGTCTATTCGATGATAATACGTCTTCGGTCCTACAGTGGGGAGTTAGCTTTCTGTCAACTGTCGGGCAAGCTATTCCGAAGATACTTGAAATGGCTTCTGCAAATGAAGTAGAAGCGGCAACGGCTCAAAAAAGCGCAATAGCAAACACGGCGGCAGCATCCGGTGAGGTTTTAAAAGCTCACGCAGGAATACCCTTTGTCGGTATTGCTCTAGGTTTGGCGGGTGTTGCTGCTATTATTGCCGCTATGTCAAGTATGCCGAAGTATGCAACGGGTGGTATTGTTCCGGGCACATCATTTACAGGCGATAAAGTTCCGGCTTTATTGAATAGCGGTGAAATGATATTGAACGGGTCGCAGCAAAGTAATCTGTTTCGTATGCTTAATTCGGGTTTATACGGTTCGCTATCGCAGAAAATAGCACCGAGTGGAAACGATGATATTCGCTTATATAGCGATGTTGAAATAAAAGGAGATCGCATATTTTTAGCATTACATAATCACATCAAGAAAACAGGTAAAAGACTATGGTAAACTACGGTACAATATACACACTTCCTTTCAAATCTCGAAAGGAAGTTTCTTATTTGATTGAGATACAAAAGGAAAACTATACGGGCGATTCTGTTGAGTTGGTCGGTAGTGGTAGTTCTCCTTTCTCTGTTTCGATTGAGGACGAAGATTTCTTGTATATTCCTACTCGATTCTCAAAAGCGGTGATTCGTGTTGTGGGTGGTGATTATTTGCAAAGTTTATATTCTACCGGGTATCAACAGTATAGGGTGAATTTTAAACGTGAAAATAACATTGTCTGGACGGGATTTGTAAAACCGGAACTTTATACGCAGGATTACACATCTACCAAATTCGAGCTAGAAATAGACTGCATTTCTGCAATGGGTACGCTAGAATATATCAATTATAAACAGGGTAGGAGTGATACTAGAAGTTTTATAAGCATCTGGGAGTTATTAAAAATGTTCATATCTGAGTCTCGCGGGTGTTATTCCTCCGTCTTTATTCCTCATGTGTACGCTAAAGATCAATCTAGTTATAATAAAGAATCAAACATATTAAAGGAGTTAACGATCAGCGAACAAAACTTCTTTGACGAGGACGACAAGGCGATGACATTAAAAGAGGTTTTAGAAGAAACTTGCAAGTTTTTGAATTGGACCTGTGTAGATTGGTTGGGAAATTTATATTTTGTTGATGTAGACCACAAAGGAACATACCACGAGTACAATCTTGATATGACATCTTTTACTCAGCAGTCCCCTAACCGATTCAAAGTTTCCGAGATTGGTTATGCGGGTTCAGAGCACTTCCTTGATATTCTTCCCGGTTATAACAAAACGACAATAAAGTGTAGTAATTATTGTTACAACGATATTATATCGGAGGAAGAATTTAAGAAGTTGAGTACGTTTGCTGAAAGGAAAACCTATAATTATAAACAGTACTATGAAACAAGGCAGTATCTAAAGAGCAAGGTGTTTAAACTCCCACGCTATGAGAATCTCAATGATAATAAGCCTTATTGTAATTTAGTAGACGAGAGCGTAACCAATGTGTACATAGACGAACCTACACGATATTTTCTAGGCGGTTATTGTGCTAAGAGGTGCGAGTACGAAGTGAATGACGGCAAACCAAATATCTCTGATTATAATTGGGAATATCTTTATCAATTTAAATTAGTATCGGATTACAACTACACGTATCCGAGCACTGTTCCGCCCACAGGTGACGAACAAGAGGACCCAGATTGGAAGCCACCAATGATAACGGTTCCCAAACAATTAGGAACCGGATCGCCTCTATTGAAATTTAAAGATAATAAGCCAATTAAGTACTTTGATGGAGCTTTCGGTATCAGTATGTCATATAGTCATCCATTGAATGCTAGTAATATGACATCGTATGAGAAATATAATTCTGGTGGTGTCTTTGGCACGGAGATAGCATGTAGATTAATTGTAGGTGACTACTACTACACTAATAATGGTTGGGTTAAATCCACTACAAAACCGACGGGACTAGATTTGACTTTTGATTTGGACTTTAAATTAAAGAAGCCGGATGAATGGGTAAAAAACGAAAATACTAAAACTCTAAGTATGCCTTACGAAGGTTTGACCGGATACGTGATCGAGATTCCGAACAATATTAATCTGTTCGGACAATTAGAATTTGAAATTTTAAAAAAGGTATGGCTCCCGGAAGGAGTCTCCGGCTATGGCTTTTTCTTAAAAGATATAAAAATAGATTTTAAAAAGAAGGTCATAGACAATGATAATATCGAAGAGAATAATTCGGATCGAATCTATGAGAATGTAGTGAATGAAAGCTATATTAATCCTCTTGATGAAATAGAATTTAAAATATCAAGTTACAATAATGACGGAGCATGTTACAGTAAGATAATGTTAGGGAGCGACTATTTAAGGGATAATCTTTATTCATCTATCGAAAACGCTTTAGTACGTCCAGAAGAACAACTAATAAGAAGGATAATTAACCAATACGGAGCTACCAAAATAAAGCTAACACAGGTATTAAAGAATAGCGAATCTATTACACCTATATCTGTGATTTCAGACAATTATATGAATGGGAAAAACTTCATCGTTACAGGTGGTGAAATAGACTTTGCGGCAGAACAGTTCACCTGTAAAATGATACAAACTAATGGCTATACAAATAAAGAATAAGGCTATCCCTGCATTGCCACGATCAAAGAACTATCCCGTCGGGACTACTATCTTTAATTCCGGCGGTGGCTCTCAATCTTCTTCTAGTTCCGGTCCTGTTTCCGATACGGGATTAACAAAAGAAATTCGTGTCAATGCGCCTCAGACCGGGCACATATCACCGGGCGCTATCTTTAAGCAGGGTACGGGGTATGAGCAAATATTTCGCAAAATGCTATATAAACCTGTTCCTGCTACACTTGTAGGTAAGCTATCGACAGCAAACGATGTAGAATACGGATCGGCAAAGGGCGTACTTACTTATACGGCAACACGCAACGATAACGGCGCTATGATTAAATCGTATTATGATGACAACGAAGAGAATGTACTAGAGTTCTCTTCGGAAGTCAATGCTGCACAAACAGCGATACGTCGTCTTACAGGGAATTATACGAAGGGAGAAACCTACACCGCTACGGCTGTTTTTGCCGCGAGTGATGATTTGGACGAAATAACTTTGAATAATAAGATTAGTGTTAATGTACTCCGTAAATGGTTTGCAGGTGTATGCAGCTCTATTCCTTCTAATTCATTGGAAGTTCGTTCGTTACTATCCAATGGCTTGTATAAGGGTGCAGGGATATATAAATTTCCTGTAGGACAGTGGAAAATGTTTGTGATCTGTATTCCGGCTGATACGATAAAAGAACTAACATTGACATCTTATCCGGGTAATTTTATAGAGGATACAGGCGTTTGTACTGGACCTTCCGAGATCAAGGTAGAAGGAGCAAACGGTAGTGAAGCGATTACATATAAGATGTGGGTTATAAAATCTGTTATGACAAATGACGCTGATACATTTACTTTTAAGACTATATGACAATGAATAAAGATAATTTAGTTAATGTCCTGTTATCCGGTTTAGCATCTTTAAATATACCGGGTGCTAGTCTGGCGATCCAATATCGGAGGACATCGGATCGTCCCATCGATGCAACTGATACTTGGAACAGTATGGAAGATGCGTTAAGATATGCACGTAACACAGATGCAGAGGCTTATGTACCCTATTTTGGTCAGGCAATATCGGTAAAAGGCGATAAGAGTTTATATCTTTTGGTTGAAGATGAAACGATCTCTAAAGAGGATGGCAGGAATCATTTTAAACTACACAAGGTATCTACGGAAGAAGTCGCGGATGCAAAGTATTTAAGTAAAGTTGTAGAAGATACTGCCGAAAAATTAATTCACTTTAAAGGTGGGATTGATGTTATAGGGACTTTGACAGCTTGTATCGCAAAGTTTTCCGGTGATATTTCCTCTGCTAATTATGCGTCTAAGTTGCTAGGATGGATAATCAAGGCTTCCGGTGATGCAGAGTTTAAATCGCTTCGTGTTAATGAATTTTTAGAGGCTGACGAACTAAGATATAACCGTGTGTCTGTTATAGCCGGGGAAGAATGGAACGCACCGGGCGGCGGTATCATTGAATCGATTGATACGACTAACAAGATCATTACTCTTAAACTAGAACCGGGCGAATTGGCAAGTTTAGCGGTTGATGATATTTGCAAAGGTATATTCAATAACAAATCGGGCTTTCTGACAGCTTATTTTCGTATAACCGAAAAACTAAGCGATTCGACTTTTAAATATGTACTTCGAAGTGGCTTCTCTTATCATCCTACTAAGTTGATGCACTTCGTAGCGTATGGTAACTTCACGAATGCGGATCGTCAAAGGTCTAGCTATTCAACTCAAAGCTATTCCCGTTACTTAATAGGCGTAAATAATTGGGAGATCACAAAGGATATGATCGCGATGCAATTAGGCGACTTGTCTAATTTGAAACTATTCGGCATTGATATGACCGGACATTCTGCATACCTTCGTAATATTTATATGACCGGAACTATCAAACAACTGTCTAATGATGGCGTTACAGAAGTCCCAGTACCCGCCTTTAAGGGTGCGTGGGTATCTGGCGCATATTGGTATTATGACGAAGTTATTCACAATGGTAGCACATGGATATGTATTGCGGATAAAACAGTTCAAGAACCGAGTGAAACCTCTACAGATTGGCTGAAATATGCCTCTAAGGGAGAAACGGGCGACAAGGGTGATAAAGGGGATAAGGGTGCAACAGGTGCGACAGGTCCTAAAGGTGAAACAGGTCCTACCGGAT